GTATCAATTCATTCGGTGGAAGTGTTCACGATGGACTATCAATAGTTTCTGCAATTCTTAATTCTAAAATACCTTGTAATACTTACATAGATGGAATGGCTTACTCAATGGCGGGAGTAATTGCTATTTGTGGTGTTAAAAAATACATGGCAGATTACGGAACATTTATGATGCACAATGTAAGTGGAGGAGATAATGAGAAAGCAATAGATTTACTTACAAATTCTTTATCTATATTATTTGACAGAAACTCAAATATGACAATGGACAAGTGCAAGGACTTGATGAGTAAAGAAACTTGGATGAGTGCAGATGAATGTATAAATTTAGGTATCATTGATGAAATAGTTGTTACAAAACAAAAGTCTATTGCCATGAATAGCAATATCTTTGAACTACAAAATATTTACAACAAAATATTAAACAAAACAGAAAACAAAATGATAAAATTAACTGAATTACTTAAATTAAGCAACGAAGCCTCTGAGGATGCAATCGTTGAAGCAGTAAATGCAAAATCAGAAACTATTGCCAACTTAGAAGCTAAAATAGGTGAACTAACAAATGAGTTAAACGCACTTAAAGAGAGCAACGAAGCAGCAGAAAATGCAGCTAAAGTTGAACTTGTTGAAAATGCAATCAAAGAAGGTAAAATTGATGCAGCAACAAAAGAAATCTATTTAGTAAGCAATAAATCAAATGTTGAATTAAAAGAAGTGTTTGCAAAGTTAAAGCCTGCTTACACACCAATATTTGAAAACAAAAAAGCATTAGAAAATTTGCCAGCAGGAAGAGAAAGTTGGGATTTTGCAAAGTGGAGCAAAGAAGATCCAAAAGCACTTGCCGAAATGCAAAAAAACGACCCAAACACATTCAATTCATTGATAGCAAAGTTACCAAGTGAATTGTCAAATAACTACAATCCTTCAACAGACAAAAGATTTTAATTATGGAAGCTATTTGGAACGCAAATCCTAACGTAAATATGTTGTTTTGCTTTGAAGATGGCAATTGCTTTGAGAAATTAAGCGATGCAGTAGCTTACAAAAGAACAACTCAAATGGATTATGAAAGAGTTGAAAGACCAAAAGAAAAAGAAGAAGTAAACGAAGAAGTAAAAGAAACTAAAACTAAAAATAAAAAATAAAAAATGGCAACAATAAACAACCCATTTGGTGCAGCAGGTACATTAACAATTGCTGCCACAGGCACAACAGCCGCAACGATTAGCAACAACGAAACAGTTGTTACATCATTAACTACTTTAACAGGTAACGCAACACTTGACTTAACTTTATCAAGTGAGTTAAAAGTAGGTGCTTCATTGCACATTAAAGTAAAAACAACAGGAACAGAAACATTTACTTTTGGAACAGGCATTGATGGCCCAGTAGTAACAGGAGTAGCAGGTAAAACTTGGACTCAATCATTTTGGTATGATGGTACTATTTTCTTGCCTTGTGGAGCAAAAATTCAAATTGATTAATAACTAAAAAATAAAAAATAAAAAATGGCACTAATTAAAGAAATATGGGTGGCAGATGTTCAAGAAGCATTAAATAGAAATGCTGATTTCCTGCCTTTTTCAATTGACGATTCAGCTTACGTTGCATTCGGCACGGTACACATTCCACAATCAGGAAGCAATCCAACGGTTGTAAAAAATCCTGCAACATTCCCATTGCAAATCAATGAGAGAACAGACACCGACAGAACTTACTCACTTGACCAATTTGCTTTAGAACCAACTTTAATTACAAATTTGGATGAATTGCAAATCAGTTACGACAAAAGACAATCAGTTTTAGGTCAGCAAATTTCAACACTTACTCAAAGAATAGGTGATGAAGTTGCTATTAAATGGACTGCAACAGGAGCAACAAACTTAATCGGAACAACAGGAGCAGCAGTTGCAACAGCATTAGCACCTGGAGCAACAGGAACAAGAAAAGCGGTAACACTTGCCGATATTGCTTCTTTAGCTTCAAAATTAGACAAAGACAATGTTCCAAGAGGAAACAGAAAGTTGTTAATGTCAACAGATATGTTTTGGGAGTTATTCGCAATTAGCGATGTAATCAGAGCATCTTACAACGGATTCCAAAATCAAGGCAATGTTTTGCAAACAGGAACAGTTGCTCAATTGTATGGATTTGATATTATGATGAGACCAGTAGTATCAGTTTTCGCAAATTCTGCAACATCTCCTAAAGCATTTGGAGCAGCAACCGCAACAACTGATAATTTAGCTTGTATTGCCTTTCATTCAACAACTGTTAGACGTGCTTTAGGTTCAATGACACCATTATACAATGCAGGTTCAAACGGAAACGGATTGCCTGAGTATTTAGGTTCTATATTTAACATGGAAGTAATGTTAGGTGCTGCCATTGGTAGAGCAGACATGAAAGGTGTAGCGGCTTTGGTTCAGACTTGGGTATCTTAATTAAATAAGTAAAAAATCAACAGAAAAGCCTATCTAATTATTTAGGTAGGCTTTTTTTAAAACTAAAAATAAATGGCACTACCAAATATACAATTTAACAGAAGTACATCAGGACTTGGCAGAGCATTACCCGGTACTGATTATGTTAGCGGACACTTACATTATTATGCAAGTGCAGCAACATTGCCAACAGGGTTTACTTCAAATGACAGAATCAAAAAAATATTTTCTGTTGCGGATGCAGAGGCATTAGGAATTACAAACACACATTTAGGCGAAACAGCCGCAGTGGCAAAAGTAGTTATTGGAGGCACACCCGCAGTAGGCAATACAATTGCAATTACTTATGCAGGAATTGATGGATTGCTCACCGTATTAAGCACCTATACATTAACCACAGGCGATGCAGTAAGTGTTACCACCGCAGGAAATGCGATAAGAGATGCTATCAATGCAGGTACACAAATACACGGATTTTCAGCCACCGCATCCACAGGAACAATACTAATTACTACTACCGCAGGCGAGGGAATATTTCCAAATTCAGGAACACCTTATGTAAGCACGGTTACAGGTGGAGGTATGACAGCAACATGGACACAGCCAACAGGTAGCGGTTCAACAGTATTAGGAGTTGCAGGATGGATTGATACATTACATTATCACATTAGCGAATACTTTAGAATACAGCCTAAAGGTGAGTTGTATGTAGGTTTATACGAAGAAGAAGCTACTTATACATTTGCTGCAATAACCACAATGCAAAATTTTGCAGAGGGTTCAATAAAGCAAATCTCAGTATTTGAAAAGAATGTAGCATTTTCTGCAAATCAATTATCGGTATTGCAAGGTATTGCCAACGCAAATGAGGCAGTTTATAAGCCATTGCAAATAATTTTAAATGCAGAAATAAGTGCAACTGCATCAGTAGCATCATTAGTAGATTTAAGCACATCAACAGCGTTTAATGTAAGTGTTTGTATTGCACAAGATGGAGCAGCATTAGGAAAACATATTTACTTGGCCACAGGCAAATCAGTTGGAGCAATTGGTGCTATGCTTGGTGCAATATCTTTGGCTAAAGTAAGTGAGAGTATTGCTTGGGTTGCTAAATTTAATATGGCATTATCAACAGAGTTAGATACCATTGCATTTAGCAACGGACAACTTTACTCATCTTTAGCAGATAGTCAATTTGAGAGCCTAAATAACTACTCTTATACATTTTTGAGAAAGTTAGTAGGTATTACAGGAAGCTATTTTAGTGATTCTAAAACTTGTATTACACCAACAAGCGATTACGCAACAATCGAGAACAACAGAGTTTATCACAAAATTACAAGAGTTGTAAGAACAAATATGTTACCTGCTTTGAGTTCACCATTAAAAGTGAATGCAGATGGCACGTTGACCGCAGCAACGATTGGATATTTTGAAACATTAGCAAACAATCCATTAGTACAAATGGAAGCAGACGATGAGTTATCTGCACACAAAATAATTATTAATCCAGCCCAAGATGTTTTAGCTACTTCTACACTTGAATTGACATTGCAGAATGTTCCTTTAGGTGTTGCGAGAATAATTAAAATAAACGTGGGCTTTGTAAAATCAGTATAAAATGGCAGCAAATTTAATTCCGTTAATTAACGGTAAAACGTATGAATATGCAGATATTACTTGCATAATCTTAGGAGTTCCAATCATAGGTGTTACCGCTATTGAATATGGCGAAGAAGCCAATATTGAGAACATTTATGCAACAGGTCGTTATCCAGTGG